ATCTTGTCCGTTCTGCACGGTGGCCTGCTCCATGTGGTTGAAAAGCTCAACTGCGCTAAGAAGGTCAGTAATTCCGACGATCTGTCCGTACTGTGATAATGTCACAGATTTTGTTTCTAACTCTAATCTCTTGTAGGTACTAGAGGCAGGTGCTGTTCCTTCCGTGAGAGTTTGCACATCTGTAGTATCACTCTCCGGGTAGCGGAAGAACTTTACGTCCTTGCTGCCGATCTTAGCGGGGAGAGGTGCCTTATATGCGAACTGATCAAGAACGATGTTCTTGAGAGTTTGCTCCAATAGCTTCTTGTCGAAGTAAGTTTGTAACGAATTACTGACATCATCTGAGCCGCTATTCGTTGTGTTGGTTAATCCTGTGGCCATATTATTTTACTTAATTTGCGAACATACCAACCCCGGACTCGTCTGCACTAGCCATCGCCTTCAATAACTCTGCTCGCTGCCTATCAGCGGGGAGTTTGTCGAATGACTCTATCTGCATCGTGCCTCCAGGTTGGCTACCGTTCAGTGTTAGTTTCTCTTCATACTCAGCGACCTGCTTTTTCAAGTCACTGACCTGTTTTTCCAGCGCAGAAGCGCGGTTAGCTTTTAGGTACATATCCGCAGCTTCTACTGCGTCTGTGATGCCTTCCGGGTATTGAGTTAGCACAGGTTTGCGTTCCAACAGTTGGCCAACCATCTTGAACAGTTCACTCTCCTGGTCATTCAGGTCTTTGTGAGTAGCAGTAGCCTGTTTCCAGTTCGTATCCCACTTAGACACAAACTCGGCTTGTTGTTTCTTCTGCTCCTGCTCAGTTGCGGCTTGCCGTGCCTGCTTGGCAGCTTTCCGGGCTGCCTCAGCGTTGGCGTGATCGCCCTCATCCTCGAACTCCTGAGCGATAGACTCATACTCCTCGGGTGAGTAGCGACTGGTGTTGGTTCGCTGCTGAATTTCCTCGAGACTCTTCTCGTGGCTATCCTGATACGCTTTCTTTTGAGCCTCCAACTCCTCGCGTTCTTTCTTCAAGGCAGCCTTAGCCTCGTTGACTTCACGCCAGGATTTGTTGGCTCGATCCTGTGACTTTTTAGCTCGGGAGTACTTGGACTTGGGTTGCTCCTCCTCCTGTGTCTCCTCGGGCCTTTCCTCAGCCGGTTGCTCCGGTGCTTCTTCTGGGGTGTCTTCCTGCTTGGCAGACTCCTGACTAGGTTTCTCGACCTGCGGCATCGAGATGTTGTTCGCAGTTAAGTCGAACGCGCTTGCATCAGCGTCAGCCAATGCGGATAGCAATTGCTCGCGTTCGCTTGTCACCTGGCTAGGTGCTTCTGTCATCGTTTCAGACATAAATTAGTTTGCAGGTTGCCTCAGCCATTCCAGGTCATCCGTCACTCCTGTGACTTCCTCCTCGGGTTGCTGCCTCACTGTGGCTAAACCGTCTATGGTTGCCAGTGCGGCTTTGAACCCGGCAGCTTGACCTGCCTGGTAATGCAAATCTGCTGGGGCTGAGATTAGCCGGTCGCAGTTTGTGATATGCAAGTTTCTCAGGTGTTGTTGTAGGTTGGTGCCTACTTCACTCCTGAGAAACTGCTGCAACTTGGCAGCGTGTTCGTTACTCCACTCAGGTGGATCAACCCACTCCGGCACCTGCCGGAATGTTCTCCACGTTACTAGGAATCTCCTCAGTTTGTTGAACATCTTGCTGTGCTACTTGCGCGGCTGCCTGTTGCATCTGCGCGAATAAATTCTGTAGTTCTCCCTCAACCTGCTTGCCGGTTTTCGGGTCTTTCTCCTTCAGTGCTTCCAGGTGCTGAACGATGTGTTGCTCTAGCATCTGACCTTCTGCTGGTTCAGGTGCGGCACCTGTGTCTGCTCTGCTTTGGATGTAATTGACCACCGTCTGGATATGCACCATGTGGTCATCCGAGTCTTTGACTACTGCCGGGAAACCTAAGCGCAGGAACGTAATCTCGTTGGCCTGATCCTCGGCTTGTGTCGCCTGCTGATCCATCGGGTCTTGGTACAGTCTCTTGACCAGAGTTGCGTCATCAGACTCCAAGATAGACTTGCGTAGTTGGCCCTGATTGATGAACGGATCATTCGCAAACATCTGAAAACGAGTGACTGCCTTCTGCATCAGGAGTTGCTTGTTGACTCCGTCCGCACTGCCAGTTGGCTGGATGCCGTAGTTCTCGTGCAGTGCCTCCTGGGGTATCTGCTGGGCCGTGTCGAGGTACCAGTAGTCCAGGCTAGTCTTGTCGTACTGAAGCAGTAGCGACCAACTCATCCGGTAGAGTTTGCCTAGTGCTATGCGGAAGATTCGCATCCGCAAATCACTGCTCTGCTGGTACAAGCCACCAATAGCCTGAATCTCAGTTGCCGTCCTGCGCTCAGTGTTCTGGAGTGTTTGCGTCAGGCCAAAGTCAGGAGTGCTAACCCGGTTCTGTGCCAACTCCCGCACAATGTTCATCTGAGTATCAAACGATATCGGAGGTGACTGATGAGCCACCGGCTGAATGCCAAACGGCAAGATGCTGCCAGGTGTCATGCGGAGATTGCCGGTGTTTGGCATATCTCTCTCAGCGCGGAATAGCGGACGATTGTAGACTGTCATGCAGTCATTCTTCTCGTTCATCAGCTTAGTAAGCTCGGCCTCCATCGTGGCTTGAAGCTCAACTACTCCTCGTGGCGAATAAAAGCCTGGGTCTTTGATCTCGTAAGGAAAAGCGATGAACGGTGGCTTACCGTGCTTGTAGGGCACCTTCATCATCGGGCGTAAATCAAGCTCGGGCTGAGTTGGCGAGAACGTGCAGATGCACCACTCGCCGGTCTTCTCATCGCGGAAGTACACCTCCCAGACGATGATCTTCTCGTCATCGCTGAACGTCAGACCTTCACGCTCAAACTTGGTGTACTCGGTGTCCATATCACCGGCATCGTTGTTGTAGCTGCCAGATATCTGGCGAATGACTTCCGGGTCTTGATTCAGGTGTTTCTGCCTGCGATATGAGTCCAACGAGTAAACGCTGATGTGACAAATTCGGTCTGCCTCCTCGATGCTCCGAGTCCAGCCCGGAACAACGAAGTGCTGAGGATCAATGCTGAAATAATTTAGCTTTTTAGCTTTTGCATCCCACAGCACCTTCATGATGCCGGTGCCACTCACCAGCATTGCGTCCACCGCACTTAGCACCTCAGTCTCCAGGTTGGTGCGTTGTTTGAGCCTGTGGTCAAACCACTGGGCGGCAGCAGTCGTATACTCGGCTACCTGCGGTGTGGTGGGGATAAACTGAGCGATGAGGTCTGTGGCGAATAACTGCTGAAAGTAGGCAGGCTTCAGTTCGCTGATCGTTGTGTCTACCAGCGGAAAATGTACGTCACTGGCACCGGGCCAAGGCTTGTTTCTCCTCCTTAGACCGTGGTGCCGCATCTCGTAAAACATCCGCTGCCGGGTGTCCCACACACTGCGATCTGCCAGGTCTTGAAGTACTGATGCGTTTAACTCCTCACGCGATTTCATTAGAAAATTCTTCTTCCTCGTCGTCCTCATCATCGTCCTCCAGCAGATAGCCCATCGCTTGCAGTGACATCAGGCATGAGTACATCTGTAAGCCACCGATCATTGTAGCTTCGTCCAGGTCGAACTCTTCCTGGTACCGGGCCACCAGTTTCTCGATGTCAGAGCAGAAACACTCCAGTTGGCCTGATAGCTTCATGACGCAAAAAGACGCACCGTTTTGATGCGTCTCTGCTAAGTTTGGCAAATCTTTCAGCCGTTGTTGTTAGTTGGTGATGCTGTTCTTCTCTAGCTGCCTCTCGTACTCAACTATCTGCTCAAGTGCGTCTTCCACGAACTTCTTCGCCTGCGGTGATGCCATGTAGGCATCCTGGAATCCACGCTCATTCTCCAGGATCAGTCTCTTCGTCGCGTCCAACTTGATGCTGGTCGCGCATCCGCATCCTAATCCAGTCAAGCTTGTCATTAGCACGATCCTCAACATCCTGCTCCAGCTTTTGTTTTTCTGCTTTTTTGCCATAGCCAAGTGTCTCTTTCAGTATTTCCAGTATTAACCTGATTGTCTGTATTATGCTCATCCTGTGTGTAGCCCCATACTCTCCCGCAGCTTGTGGTCACCTGACCACTCTGCCATCCCTGCCTCCAAGACCTCCTCCAGGTCAGGCTGCCAACGCTTCTCCCACATGTACTGATCTGAGAAGCTTGCCATCGCCATGACTAGCGCATCTGCGCGGTCAGGAGAACTAAAGCCTCTCGACTTCATCTCCTTCTTGCTCTCCAGGTTCAGTTTGCCCGTCTTGCTGGTGGCAACGCGCCTGGTGGTCAGTTGGCTATGCAGAATCTCGCAATCTGGCAGTATAGCCTCACAGCGGTCAATCTGTCTGGCAGCCTCAAACCACATCTCCGTTCCACGGTTAGTGTAGCGATCAGGATCATGCGCTCTGCCACCTAAGTTCACCTGGTGGATCGGCCACCCCATCTCTGCAAGCTGATGGCACATTGGCAATCCTAGCCCACCTGCATCACCAAATATTTGCTCAGGCTTTAAGCCAGCCTTCTCAAACTCCAAAGCAAACCGGGCACAACCTGCCATCGTGTTTGCCTCTCTCCAGGCAACTAGCTTGGTGATCTTGTTGCCTACTCGCATACAGAACACCGACTCATCGCCTGCTGCTGCAAAGTCACATGCCGCCACAACCTCATGACCTTCTTTGTTGGGTGGGCTATCGAGGCACTGCATCAACGTGTCCCAGGGCACCACTAAGCCTTCTCCGCTTGTCTCCTGAAACTCACCAAAGATCATTGAGCGGATCAGCGGGTGGTCTTTGCCCCACATCTCCATCTGCTCCTCTATCCAACTCTGCTTGATGTGAGGACAGTCAAACGCAGTGACGGTGTGCAGCTTCCACCACTTCTGCTCCTTGCTGAAGATTTTGTAGAATTTGCCAGTAGTGCCGCCAGGCGAACTCATCGCCAGAATGCGGCTTGGCTGAATCCTAGCTACTGCCTCAAATAGCGTTTCATCGATGCTCTTACACTCATCTAGGATGATGAAGACGTTTCCGTGGAAACCTTCAAAGCGATTCGGGCTATCTGTAGCAAAACCCAAAATCCTGCTGCCGTTGTCCATCGTCAGGTCAGTCTGGTTGATCGTCATGCCTAACCCGGCAACCTTGCTGGCTAGTGCCCGAATCTGTGGCCACATCTGCTCTTTGACCTGCCGGTAGACTCCTGACGTAGTTATGACTATCGAGCCAGGATAGATGAGTCCGTACCACAGCGCAGCGGGTGCGGCTATCATGGCGGTTTTGCCACTGCCGTTGGCTGCCTTCAACGCTACTCGGGCACCTGGCTTGCTAAGATCAAACAGAACTTTCTTCTGCCAGTCATACAGCTTTAGCCCGAGATACCGCTCAGTAAATACATCGCAATCCGCATCTCTGGAGGATACTTGGGTTGTTGTTTTCGACCCAGACTGTTTTCCTACAGACTTGCGTTTTGTCGTGCTTGGTTCTGTTTCCGACATAATCTCCTACTTGGTACTTTCTGATAAAATTGCCCTCACTGTCTGTGATCTGGTAAGCGGCAACCAGATCATTCAGCGGGTGGTAGCTAAACAAGTAAAACGGCACCTTGAAGCTTTTTGCCGCCCACTGCCCTGACTCCATCTTGTTCCAAGTCATCAACTCCTTGCGGTAGGTGCCAAATTTGCACTCTCGCGTCTTGATCTCTGCCACCGCCTTGATGACTCCACCACGCACGAACAAGCCGTCAAGATAGCTATAACGCTCGTTGGTGTATACCCACTCATCGCCTGGGTGGTTGGCCAGGACGATGTCCACGCACTGCTGTTCGTCTCTGTCTATTGCCACCTGTGCTTCCGCTTTCTGTTGGCTATCAAAGCCTTCTCTCTGTCGTCCCAGTACACCTGAAGCCTACCTGCCGCCACCTTGGCCTCCTGCTCCGTTGGGTGATCCCCAAGTGTCTCGTACGGAAAAACGCCACCACGGTTCAACCTCGTGCCAGCAGGAGCATCTACACCAAAGCTATTCGTCCACAAACGCCAGGTGCCATCATCGTTCTGCCTAGCAAAGACTGTCACTCATCCTCCTCAATAGTCACATCCAGCCCAGTCTCATGCTCGTAATCCTCCATGCACTGAACTCTCCAGTCATCCACAAACTCATCAAACTCCTCGTCAGGCTCAAAGTTCAACTGCACCCTAGTCTCCATGCCACTAGCGGAACAAACTGCCTTCAGCCGGTACCACCTGCCGCCACGGTTGCATGTCAGGATAAACGTATGGACTGGGGGTGGAGGTGTCATCTTAGAAGCGCATCAGTCAGAACTCTGTCCACCTTCAACTCAAGACTGTCTATGTCTTTGTGGTTGTTTAGCACATAGTCGAAGCCATCGTAGCCATCGAGGTTCAACTCACTAACGTGACCGTCCTGCAAGCCTGTCTCTCTCTCCACGCGCACTACAAAGCCACCACTAGCCCGAATGTAGTCTGCCTCATTTCTAAACCTGACATCAGTCACCACGGCAAACTCCTCATCCATCACCAGTAGCTTCTCCACCATCTTCCTCAACCAGTAATCCTGACCAAAGTAGTGCCGCCTGAACTCTACCCCCCACCACTGCAAGATCGGCCTCCACCTCTCCTTGTCCATCTCCTGCATCCTGCGGTTTACGCCAGTAGCCTCAGCCACCTCCTCCTTTAGCTGATCCGCAAATGCCACCTGTGCCGCATCGAAGCCATGCTCCTTCAGCCACTCCACCACCATCGCTCCGACTGTATCCTTGCCGCTGCGCTTCTTGCCGCTGATGCCGATTAGCATGGTGCTATTGTGTGGGGGTGTCAGATTGCCCCGTGTGGGAGGGTTTAGTTGGGGGTGGGGTGTTGTGATGACCACCACCCTGCTGTGGGGTGCCCCCACCGTCATCAGCAGCAGAACCGTCATTGTCTGGTGAGTCTGTGGTGAGTTTCGCAGCAGATGCTTCTGGTTCCTCCGTTTCAATCACATTCGCTGCGGATACAACATCCGT